TTGTATCCATGGTAAAATTTGGTCTGGCCCATGATGGGATAACAACCCCCGAAGTCGCAACACTAGTTCCATTATGATAACCCTTTGGAACGGTAACAGTAACATTATTACCTATTCTTACTACATATGAAGAAGTTGCAAAAAAATCAAAATCGCCAAAAGAATCATAATAAAAATCGCCACTATTGCCCCAAAACGTCTCTGTTTCATTGTAATATAAAGAAGCACTTTGTAATGAGCTTATATCAGAATCATTACTACTTATTCTACTAGAAAGATTTGATATATCAGAATCATTAGCAGTTATCCTACCAGAAAGATTTGATATACTAGCAGAATTGCCATTGATAAAACCTAAGTTGGTTTGAATGTCATCTGCGTTGGTATTAACACGGGCGTCAATATCAGTTAGATCGCCAGTCTGTAAAAACCTAGAATTAGATTCATCCTGAGAATATACATTCAGGTTAAGCCTAGCGAGAGGTTTGTTTGGCAAGTCATTAAGATTCTGTGACTTGGTTAAGTAATTTGATAATGAATTCTCAACACCAGATAATCGTTCATCGACGCCACCACTTCCACTTATAGCATTATCAATAGCCATGATAGCATTTTCGTTTGATGTAGCGTCATCAATAACAGCTTTCAGTTCAAGAAAACTATTATCCATTTCGTTGTATGTTAGCGGTGAAGTTTTCTCCGCTCTAGTGATAACATTAGTTTTATCGGAAGTAGCCATTTTTTATAACTCTCTATAATTAGTAATTGTATTTATACGACTTGATCACAGACGTATCCGTAAACGTAATAACTTGGGTCAATATAATCATCAATGCAGTCAACAATATCATTAACACCCTCACACACGTATCCGGGTACATAGTAGCTTGGAGTAGTATATTGATCTACACAAGCTCTTTGTGAATATTCAAAATCAGCTATATTATCACGCTTTAACGGTGTATCAATAATATCACCAGTCACCCTATCAATATAATCACTAACCAGAACAAAGTCAGAACTCCATGTATTCTTCATTCTGTCAAGGAATGAAGTAGTTGGGCCAAGCGAAGATTGAGAAACAATAATTTGAACAGGGGGTCTAATGTTAATATTGAAGTCTATATTTCTTATCATCAGATCAATAAGGAACTTAATGTTGATCTGACCAAACATCTTCATGCCCGCTGGATGCAATACTTCCATAACTATATCACGGTAAGCATCAATGTTCTGACTACTACGAATTACATAAGAATATTCTTGATAATACTCACCATCTTGAAGAACCTTTGTAGATGATAGGTGTCCGTCATCATTCCTATAATATCCGGGAATTATTAATGTCGTACCTTGCTTAATATCTATATCAGCACCAGAACCACCCTCAGTGGTGTCTAACTGATATAGTATTCCATTGATACCAATAGGCGGATCAATGATATTGAGCGACTGTATGTTGCCTAGAGAGCCGCCAACTTGATCAACTACCATGAACCCATTGTAAACAGGTAATCGAATTTCAACATCACTACCCGCAGCTATAACATTCGATAAAACCGTGCGTCCATCAAATAGATATTGGTTATTTGGTATTAGAGTACCGTTTACATAGAATTCAATATCCGCTTTGTTGAAGTCACTAGTAACCCTAGTATCAAATCGTCCAGATGTTTTAGCTTGTCTTTGTATAACATATTTGTCTGTAGTGGGGGGCAACTTAACCAAATCACCTTGACGATAGTTTATACCCTCTAAGTTTATTGTGTAATCAGACCCAACAGGCATGAACCATTCTTGTTTAGTATCATCCCCTTCTAAAAATACAGGGGAACTAAAGTCAAACTCACCAACCAAATCAGTGATGACCAGTTCACTAAATTTATATCTCCCTGCAAAACGGTTTTTAACACGTAATACAGTTCCATAAGATATTTCAAATACATTAGAACTAATTGCTTTTTTCTGTACGATTCTCTTATTAAGAAACCTATCGCTAGAAAAGCTGTTTGTTATAAAGAGTTTATATTCATTATCAACCCATTTACCATCACTACCTCGTAGGATGTCGTCTTTGGGAAAGTAAATCTCTACGTCTTCACCATAAAGCATGTTAAAGACAAAATTGAATGATTTCTGTGAACCGATACTAAGGTTTAATTGCTTAGAATATTTGATAAATTGTTCTGGATTACCTAGAATAGATTCAGGTATATTTACCAGATATTCTTTTTTCATCTGACTTACATAGGAATCAAGGCTATTTTCAAAATCTAAGAACGATAAATGATTTCTTATATGATAGTATGCATTATCAGGGTTTTCCAGCCATTCATAATAAGCACGTAGAAATTCGACAAAACGAGGATGGCTTTGTCGAATGGTTCCCGATAGCTGAGATTGAATTGAACTTGATAATTTGGACATTAACGATCCCTGATTATTCTATCTATGCTATTGTTATTTAGTCTTATTACATTCTGCAAATCAGAGTAAAAGTTAGCACCTTCTGGCTCGACTTTTAAAATCAGATCACCACTACTTATATTGGTTAACGAGAATTCAACCAAACCAGTTTCATAATTGACACCACCAATACCAACAATAATAGTAGACCCATTAATAACCTTGCTAATATAAACTATCCCATCGTCATCATAAACGGTTTCATTACTAGCTGTAACATCTGTTATAATATTTGATACTTTAATGCTACCCTCTACAATAGAGTTTCTGAAATTGAACTTGTAGCTTTGTTTGGTGTTGGTTTGAATAGGAATTTCAACATAAGCTGTCTTTTTAATAACTACACTCTCAACAGAAACATCAGAAGCTCGTATATTGTCGATCAATTCACTTTCATTAAAGTAAGAATCAAATTCCAATACCTTATTTCTGTATTCCTCTATGGTGTTTGATACAACAGAACTTACGTCAGAGAATGACTGTTTCGTTACTTTGTTGTTAAAAATAATACTTGTATTAAGATCGACATCTATATACTGTGTATCAACTATTTGAGGACTTATTGTAACAACATTTACAGCATCCAGCGATTCTTCAATATCTCTCTTAACTGTATCCGTAAGGATTGTGTTCTCATCAGTGATAACACTTATAAACACGCGGCCATAATAAGGCGGATCATTCTTTTCACCACCCCATACGTTAGCAGCTTTAATAAAAGGAAAACGTTTTTTAATCTCCACAACATAATCACTTTCACGAACCGCTCTGTTTTGACTCTGGTATGCGCGGGGAGCAATAAACTTGATTTCTTCTATCGTTGATTTATCAGCACCACCATAAGCCGGAGTAGTTACTGTAATATCAATATCGCTGAACCCACCAATAGTAGTACCAGCGACTAATTGTGATACCTTATTAGCGTGTTCTTCCTCTGTAACGATGTATTCAATTACAACAACATCGCCATTGTTAGGTTCATTGCCTAGAACATTTTTACCAAACTCTACGTAATACTGCTCGTTTCTAGTCTCTCCCAAAAAGAACACATTGGAGTTAGTAGAAACCTCAGAAATATCTTCTACTTTGTTATACTCAGTTCTCGATTCTGTTGTTGGGCTAGTTTTAATAAACACGCGAATGCTAGAAGTATCTACATTACCATTGGGAATAAAGACTTTACTTGAATTTACATTATCATAAATAAATTGATTCGTTACAAGTTGACCCTGAACAAGCTCTACATCACTAGCTGCATAAAAGTTATCATTTGATTCTTTAAACAATACAAAAGCATTGGGGTTAGTAAATGTATACGTTGTACCCCCAATTGCTCTTAGGAAAGATGAACCAGCATTGGCAGTAATAGTAGAAAATATATACTGTTCTGTTGGAGTAACCTTAATATCACAAGTAAGCCTTGCGCTTGTACGTGATCGCGGAACCCATGAAAGCTTTTGTGAGTGTGCAGATGCATTACCCCTGATCTGTGAACTATCAAGGAACGATTCATTAGCCACCATATTAGCTTCATATGATGCAAAATGGGAGTTTCTTACCAACAAATCAATAATGGTGTTGATTGTCGAACCTTCATAATCAAAATCCTGAAAGTCGGGATTCTGTTTATAAAATTCGATCAAGCTCTGTTTTAAGTCTTGCGGATCAAGTGATGTGACTTGGAATCGGTTGCTCATATTAGACTCTTATTGTAAATTCACGTTCTTTTAGTTCGTTGGTGATGTTGTATATAATTTTAATATCCAACGTATGACCACTTTCTGCATTCACTACACTTACATCTATTATCTCTACTTGAGGCTCATAGTTTTCAATGGCATTGATAATATTTTGACGTATACCCTGTGACAACACACCATTGATGTTATTTTCAAATAAGTTACTTGTCACATCACTACCAAATTCAGTGTTAAACCCGCGCTCATAAAAGTTAGTCATTATAATATTTTTTAATGACTGCTTTACGGCACTATCCCCTGTTTTGGTCGCAAGATCACCCGTTAGTGGATGTGGGTGAAAATTTATGTCTAGGTCTTTTCTCATGGGTAGAACACATATAAGTTTTTATTTGTATCATTTGGTTTTGCATTGAATACATCAACATGCACCCAACCATCCGTAGCCAATTCTATACGGGTTAAATATTTTAGCTTGCCTTCTTTCTTCCAATCAATGATCATCTGAATAGCAACATCCGATTGGATATTTCTGATTTTCATATCAGCGGCTTTACCGAAACTATGAGCAGAGAACTCATTGTAGTATTCACTACTATCATCCCTATACCCACTCTGACTAAAATTTCCACCCCATAACCAGTTATTGATTGTGATTGGTGTACCAAATAGTTCACGTATCTCATCAATAGTTTGGCATAGTTCCTGATCAATGAACCACCACGACTGAATACCCCAACGGTTAAATACCCTTGGAGGAACCAATTCTTCTACCCTAAAATGTTTACATCTGTAAAACATATATTTAACCTCTTAAATTACACAGGCGGTGTAGTAGTTCCGGCACCACTTGGATCAGTCCAAGTATAATTATGTACGTGTTGATCAAGACTTGTGCTACCTGAATCAATTGTACTTGCAGAAAGCGCACCACTTGTAACCAATGATCCTGTATGTGTTACATTACCAGCGAATACCAATTGTCCAGTTAACGAGATTGTTCCAGCATTCATTGAAATACTTGAAGCATCTATCTGAACCGCTCCACCAACACTAACGGTCTGTGATGTGGAAATATTTACTGTTTGTGAACCCCCAATGTCGATATTTTGAGAATTCCCTATGGTGATGTCATTAGCCTTATCTATATTTATAGTGCTATTACCCTTTATATTTAGATCGTGATTACCACCAATAAAACCATTAGATTCACCATCAATATAAAAATACCCATCACCTGCAATGATCGTATACCCATCTTTAACGATTCTGACCACCTGAGAGCCATTAGGATGCACTTCATAGAACGTACCCGCCCGATGATATACATGTAGTCTCTCTGCTCCCTCAGTGTCGTCTAGTTCGATCACATGACCACTGTTGCTTTCAGTCACCTTGTTTTCTGGATAAACTGCTTTGTAGGGGGTTTGAGGCTCTGACCATGACCCACCACCAGCTTTAGAAATTCCAGATTGAACAGAATCTTTTTTGGTTTTTACAATCGTAGAATCAATATCTGTATTAGCAGCCAGTTTGTTAATATCGTCCTGACCATTAAATGCACCTGCAACAAATCCATTTTGTAGTTCGTTGTCGATGAAATATCCAAAAACTAGAGAACCCACATTGTATTTGGGATTTGTGCCAATGCCAGAATCCCCCTCTGAATTATTAACCAGACATACGAACCAATAAAGGTCATCAGTGGGCAGTACACCCTTATTCTCGCTGTGATAACCCGTTACCCGTACCTTTACCCTTCCAATTTTTTCAGGGTCTTTAACGTCCTCTACAAAGCCAAAGAAGGGAGTAAAAGAATTTGATATGATCATTGGCCTACCTCAAAAGCATTCTTAACAAGCTTTAACGATTGTGTGTATTTGGTTTTTTGGATAGTGTGTTTAATACCAAAAACCAGACACCGACCACTGTAGGGATCAGGAACCTTGTCATTATTCTGTGCATCCGTTCCCCATACTGGCAAGGCGCAAATAATAATATCCCCTGCCTTGGTGGATGTATCACCAAATACTGAAATCTTAGCCGCGTATCTCTGTGAGTTTAAAATCTCTTTGATGTTATAGAATCGGGCCTTATCAGAAGGGGCGTTATTCATCCCTATCTCAATTTCTTTAATATCGGTTTTGTTTGGGTTTGTTAAATCTCTCATGTTTGGTGTTTTACCAGATGATTTATTCTTATCAAACGCACTAACATTATCATAAGTGTTTGTTACTATTGATTTTTCAAGAATATTTAGGTTTACAGATGTTGAACCCAACACACCATCATCAATCTGTTGAAGTAGATCGCTAACAGAAACAATTTCATAATCTTGTATTGAGTTGAAAGATTCTTCCTCTTTCTTATTTACATCCTTAAAGTAGCCAGCATTTTTATATGCGTACTGCGTAATAGGATTCTGTGTATACAGATATTGAATGGGTTTAAAATTAAACTGTTTATTGTCTTCGTAAAATAGATACCCATATTCATTCTGAGAAGAAATAGACTTGGAAGCCAGATCACCTATAATCTGAAATGGGGAATGGGATGCCGGTACAAACTTGTGGATATTTTTTGTTTGTCTAATGTCGATATTCTTTTTGTTTTTGATTCGACCAAACAGTGTCTTTACTATTTCACTACTCTGATTATTGAATGCATCAGAAACTATCATTCTGCTACTGGTAATACGTTCTTTAGAAGAAAAGTACAAAATGATACCACTGGCATGTTCTGATAATCTAGTTGGTGGTGATGATTTGTACACAACCCCATAGTATGAAATATTGTTACTAGAGCCAGCGGTTTCAAAATCAATATGGATTTCTTCGCCATTACCTAATAATTCAGAGTTGTATGTGTTAGCAGAGTCTATAATGGATATACTACCCGACATAGTAGGTGTTATAAGAGATTCATATAAACTAATATCAAGAAAGGAAGTTTTTAAGTCAAGACTATCACCAGAAGGTAGAATAAGCTCTACCCTTTTTAAATTATATTGACCGTTTTGCTTATAGTCTTTACTAGCCATTAAATTTCAACCTGCACTTTGTTATTATGAGACTCAACGTATTCAGAAATGAAATCACTCGTAATAATTTTTATCTTCTTTTTACTATCATTAACATTTGTCTCATGCTCAAAATTCGTCACCGGATACCTGTTGTATGATGGAAAATCTGAATCCACCACTACATCAGTATCGAGTGACTTATAATGATGAATTGCGTATACGTCATCGTATTTATCTTCTGTGTAATTGATCAAAGATGTGTAGTCCAACGGCCAATCTTCAAAAGGACTTACTATTTTATTGAAAAGAAGTATGGTCCATGCAAGATCGGGATCACCATAAAGCTTGTCTGCTAGAATGATTGGTGTATCACCATCCTGAATGTTATATTCAAGATAATACATTGGGTCATCAAATACAAAAGAACTATTAACTTCTTTGGTAACATTAACCACCAAGTAGTTTTCGTGGTCCAATTCATATTCTGTTAATGGAAACTTCTTAAAATATGACATTAGAAACCCTCTAAGTGTCTTGCTTTGGTCAAAACTTCTAACTCTGTAAACTCAAGGGTCATCTCTGTAAAGAAAGGTGCGCCATCATTGTGTGTTGCAAAATGAGAATCGCCACCCTGATTAAGAGTCATGTTGGTCATAGCACATGTTGAAATTTTGAACAGATATTTGTTTTCAACATTTTTGTTGAAGAACATGATGTCAAACTCAGATGGGAAAAACATATAGTTGTTTACATTCCCATACCGGATTTCTGGCGCTCTGTGAAATTTCAACAGATCAGTGATTTCTTTAATTGCATCTTGCTCTTTTTTTGATTTTGGTATAAACTTAAAAGTAAATGAGAATGTTCTATTACTCACTCCGTTAAAAATAACCTCTGTATAGGGGTTTGTGATGGTTCTGGTATACAGTTTTTTAGCATCATCAACGTTAACCCCTGTGAGTGATTGGGTTATACCAGACAATGTATTAAGTAATGCATTAGGAACAACAGCTTTTGCAGAATCCCATGTTTGTTTCCATCCCGCCACGGTAGTCAAATCACCTAATCCTGTTGCAGCGTCTATGATCGTACCTGTAATGCCTAGATCACTAGTTGACCAGTCAGCACCATATGCTGTTTGTATGTTGTTAGGGATGTACAGGGCTATGCTCTTATCAATCCTGTGAGTTTGACCAGTCATCTTCCTAGCAAGTGATCCTGATTTATCTTGATGATATGTTGGTTTTCGTGCTCCATTACCCTGTACCACTTTATACTGATTTCCAGTATAGCGAGAACCTATTACTGTATTGATATTGATAAACATAATGTTTTGATTACCATAAACATCAATATCATTTGGAAATGAGAGAACTTTATATCCATCATTCTTAAGCAGCTTATTATATTCTAGTTGCGTTTTAGTTGTCATGGATTGATTTCTTTCTCCGTCATAATTTTGAAAGTCCAGCCTTTAGAGTCACAAAGAGCTTTTGCGGATTTCCATTTTGATTTGTTTACGTGATAAGTCATAACTTCGTAAATGTACCGATCTTTTTTCTTACCCTGTTTTTTTGGTAACATTGTTTCTTTTAACGGTTTAATCTCTATCAAGGTTGTTACCTGTACACCGTTGTTGTCAGCTACCACAATAATATCTGGAAAGTAGCGGTGAACTTTGTTATCCTTTGGTGACAAATACGGGACAGCGAGAGGTTCAGCGCCCCAACCCAACACTTTTGGGTTTTCGTCCAGCATTTTGAATACTTTCCTCTCCCAACCGCTACGATATTCGCATTTTTTGGGATCGCCTAAGTATTTATCTATGTTCTTGACAGGGTATATTCCCTGATAGTATGATCTGCTCATACATGTATTTATAAGCAGTGATCATAGGTCTATATCGAGAAAATCAATAACGATTTGATTCCTTATCGAAAAAATCAATGAAAGGTTAGGAAAAACCTGTGATAATTTGTTATATATAGTGTGTTAGTAAGTGGTACGGTCACTATAAAAAATGTTGCTCTCGCTGTGCAACGCCGAAAAAAGCAGTTACGTGAACAGGCTCTAGATGGGGAGCCGTGATTTAGAGAGGTTTCAATTTCTGGTTGAAATTTTTAGGTCACACAAACGGGTTTTATGGTGGTGTGTATCATAGTTGTTAGTCAACTTGCCGAGGTCTGGTCGATGCCTGTGAAAAGTCGATGCCCGATAAATTGTTCGCTTGAAATCTAAACAAAACGTCACTAGGACGTAGTATATTTAGTAGGCCAAAATTCAGAATGTTTCTGGAATTTCATTTCGCGCCTAAGAGGATTATTAACTTCTCTTATATACCACCAACCCTATCATAGACCAAGCTGTGTCTAAAATTTGTGTTGACACACCATACAAAGTGCTTTATTGTATGGTTACATTGAACGGAGAAACAAAATGAAATTACCAATTATTATTCATTCAATGGCTTCCGCTATGAGTGACTTTTTTGAATCGGTTGAAGAACATAAGGAACCGTTTTGGGTAAAGTATCCCAATCGAGTTTGTAGAATGAAGCACAACAACAGCAAAACAACAGCAAAACCCAAGCATCCCGCGAAGCTAGACGCAATAAAAGAAAACAAAATAAAGTTGCAAGAAAAGCTAATAGGGGTTGATTCCATATATCAGTATGCTATACTGAGTGTATAAATTGAGAAATACCTACAGGAGATTAGACACATGGCCTATATCAGAACCGAAGAAGTAAAGATTATCCGCAACGCTCTGAAAGCCGAGTTTCCAGAAATTAAGTTCTCTGTTACATGCTCAAATTACTCTAAGCTGAATGTTTCCATCATGAAGTCACCTTACTTTGATGATGGAGTTGAATTTGAACCTAATCATCGTTTTATTGATAAATATTTTGAAGGTGATTCCAACCGAGTCCTGAATAAGATTAACTCAATTATTCGGGAGAAGGGAAATTATTACGATAATTCTGACGCCATGACTGATTATTTTGATACTGCTTTCTACTACAGCATCAAAGTTGGGAAGTGGGACAAGCCTCACACAAAAGCTTAACAAGCCTATTGCATTTTTTCTATCGGTATGAGATAATACCTTTGTACTGAGAGATTAACCAAAACATTCAGGAGATTCCCCCATGAGCAACACTGATCGTGACTTTTCCGCCCGCTTTGATGAAGAAATTGCCCCTTCCGTACTTGAATTATATGATGCAGACGATAGAATCGCCTTCAATGAAGCTTTCAATAACTGGACCGACTCTCTATGCAAAGCTGGTGACATTAGCGATGAAGTTTACATGAACGTGTGTTATGTCGGTAAATACTCAGGAGAATGACATAATCAAATAGAAAACTGAATTTGAAAATCAAAACCCAAGTCATCTGACTTGGGTTTTTTGTTGCCTGTGGTATTTCTGACACACCATAAAAGAGTATAATAATTGAATTTTATATTCGAAAACGATATTAGACTTGTTAAGTTTTGTAAGTTATAGTGTAATTAAAAATTACAAAAGTGCAATGGCGGGACGCACAATCAAGCATCGAGTTAATGCGCGGTTTCGCCCCGGTGTTGAAGTTCCGCCAAGGTTTTATTCAAGCTCTAAAAGTAAGATGCACTGATAAATTTCAAACCAAAAGTTCATGCCCTGTTCGCGCAGGGCATTTTTTTAATCTTAAAAACCGTTACAAGATATTACATTACGATACATAACAGAGGTTTACATCAGTTGGCTGAGTTGA